ATCTTGGTAACATACATCAGAAGACTACTGCAATACGTAAGGAGTACTATGAGAACACGTTACCTTGGGGTATCAATGGTACACAGATGATACCATCTAAGAACTATCTATCCTTCATGACTAAGTTCCGTCAGCACAAGACTGAATGGTTGTCATTGGTAAACAACTTCGTTGATGTGTATCCACAGTTGAAACTGGATGCACAAAGGCTACTGCCTAACGGATTGTACAAGGAGGAGGACTATCCTACCATTGATGGTGTTCGTGATAAGTTTGGTATTGACATGGTTGTTATGCCAGTACCTGCTGATGACTTTCGTATACAGATATCCGATGAGGAGTTGTCAGTTATCCAACAACAAGTTACTGAACGTGTGACTAATGCATCGCAAGAAGCTATGAAGGAGGCATGGCAGAGACTGTATGATGTAGTCAAGCATGCTAGTGATAAGCTGAATGATCCTAATGCTACGTTCAGAGACTCTCTGGTACAGAACATATCCAAGATATGTGAGGTACTACCAAGGCTAAACTTTGCTGATGATGTTAACCTAGAGAACATGCGACAACAAGTTGAGACGGCACTTGCAACTCAAAATCCTGAAGCGTTGCGTGTGGACTGGGACTTGAGAGATGTCAAGGCACAACAAGCTAAGGATATCACTGATAAAATGAAAGCATTTATGGGAGATTTATAATGCCAGATATTAATACAAGGCTATCTAAAGCCAAGACAACAGTTATGTTAGAGCACCCCTTCTGGGGTTCTCTAATTATGAACATGCCATTCCATCTAGATGAGAACATACCTACTGCATGTACTAATGGACAATGGATTAAGTTCAATCCACACTTCTTAGCAGATAAGACTGATGAGAATATCAAGTGGATACTTGCACATGAGATTGCACACCCAATGTTTGATCATTGTACTAGACGAGGGGACAGAGATCCTTACAAGTGGAATGAAGCAGGTGATTATGTAATCAATCAAGTGCTTGAAGATGAGAAGATAGGTGTAAGACCTAGTGGTGTATTGTTTGATCCAGACTTGTACAAGAAGGGAGATGGTATCACTGATAGGATATACAATCTGTTACCAGACACACCAGAAGATGAACAAGGCTTTGGTGGTGAGGGTCAACCAATGGATGATGTTCAAGATGGAGGACAATCACAAGCTGAGATTGCTGAACAAGAAGCTCTATGGAAAGTCAAGGTAGCACAAGCAGTACAGACTGCCAAGATGATGGGCAAGTTATCAACTAACATGGAACGTCTTGTCGGTGAACTGCTTACACCTAAGGTACATTGGGTAGATGTATTGCAACGTTTCATTATCAAACAGAGAACTGATGATAGAACATTTGCTAGACCTAACAGAAGATTTGTTCAGCAAGGTATGTACTTACCTACTATCAGTGGTGAAGCACTAGGAGAAATAGTATGGGCAGTTGATTGCTCTGGTTCTATTGGTGATGAAGAGATAGCACAGTTTGCTACTGAGATTAATAAAGTATGGGAGGATCATAGACCTACTAAGACACACATCATATACTTTGACAGTGAGGTGTGTCACTATGATTGTTTCGAACAAGAAGAAAGACCAGAGGTAAAACCTCATGGTGGTGGAGGTACTGCCTTCTCACCAGTATTCGAGTACATGCAGGAGAATAATATTGATCCAGTTGCATGTATATTCTTAACTGATCTTTGTTGTGATGACTTCGGTATTGCACCAGACTGTCCAGTATTGTGGGTCACTACACATTCAGAAGATGCACCATTCGGTGAAGTCGTTAAAATGGAAGGAGTAAACTAATGGCAACAGTTAGATTTTCAGACACCCTCAAGGGTGAGATTAGGAGCAGAGCTAAGGCTATGTTCCAAGATAAAATATCAGAGACAATAAGAAACATACCAACACATTGGGCAGACAAAGTGTATGAATGTTTCTTTCCTGCTAATGTACGTAATACTATGGCATCATTACCAGACTATGTACTACCTAAGAAAGAGTTCATTGAGATAAGTGGTTGGCACAATGCACCACAAGATATTGTGTGGCAGACTGGTGCTTACAAACATCAGACGTGGAAACTAGATGGTGGTGCTATTAGATTATCGTTTGATAAACCAGTACCTTGGGTTGATAAGTTCAAGGAATCACCTACTGGTTTCATTCAGCATTACAGTCATGGTACATTTGACTTCACTGATCCACGTTGGGACTGGCTCAAGCCAGAGTTCAAAGAGTACAATCGTAAAGTCTTTGAAGCTATCAGTAAGCAAGAGAAGTTTCTATCATCTGTCAATGCATTGATGGATACGTATACTACACTATCCCCTGCACTCAAGGCATGGAAACCCTTATGGGATCTACTACCAGAGGAAGCAAAGGATAGGCATAGAACTATCAAGGAACGTACTGTAACTAAGCCAGAGGATTTGGATATAGACTTCAGTTCTATGACTAGTGCAGTAGCATTAAACAAGATTACTAAATAGGAGGTATATATGAGTAGTCTAGATATAAGAATCTTAGAGCGAGAACTAGATAAAACTAGGTCAGCACTAAGTGGTAAGCAACACTTTATCAATCAGATAAAGGTATGGTTAATGAATGAGATATCCCATCAGCAGACTGTTGTTGATGGGTTAACCCATATTACTGATGGTACTGGTGGTATATGTGAAGGCAGACTTGAATGTGCCAAGGCTTTAATAAATCAAATAGAAAAATGGGAGGATGAATAATGTATATAGATACAGACACACAGTATAGGCATTACTTTCAAGTGCCAATACTAGAAAGCTATGAGGATTGTGTAAGCCAATTCTCTACATGCAGAAGTCCAGAGAATGGTAAACCTATACGTAAATGGTGTAGGTTATACAAGCGAGGTGATCAGTACGATTTATGTTATGAGTATTTTAACAGTAAGACTGTCATTGCTACGTTTACCAAGGAGGGTTTTTGTTTACCATCTCCTAGTGAATCATGGCAATGTATGCATGCATCTCTATCAATGGCATTACATAATGCTATACCTATTGTGACAGAACGAATAGGCAAAGGTAGATATCGTATTGCACATACTGGTAGACTAGATCGTATAGCTAATTCTGATCCTACTAGTAATACTGAAGCTAGTAGTTTCTATCAAGTTTGGTGGGATAAGTTCAAAGAGATTGGTGTAGAATACTTTGGAGGTATGTGGTTTACCTATGATGGTAGATGTACAAACGTACAGTATGCTACCAATGGTGAGATTGATACAGAGAAACGTAAGGTATGGTTACGTTTACTCAAACGTTTCAAGAGAGGTATGAAAGCTAGGGCAAAGATAGGTGCATTACAACCTATTGCCAAACGTGTGTTCGAAGAGAACAAAGAAGCAGAACGTAATGGTGAACGTATACATTACTGGCAAGGTGTGTTTGATTGGAACAAACCAAAGTTGTATGCCATGATGAAACATGCACTAGATACCAATGAGTTCTCAGCAGAGTTTCTCTATCAGTTTGTCAAGTCAGCAACACCTAACACATGGTCTATAACTATGGCAACGGATCAACACATACTGAAACACATTGATTATGTAATGAATGATCTCTCTTACAAACTAAGAAAAGATTATGGTGTGTTCATCAAAGAACCATTAACTGCTGATGGGAAGGTAAAACAAAGATGACTGTAATAGCATGGGATGGAGAAGTATTAGCTACTGATACACAAGGTGTTCATGGCAATGCTAAGTTCAACTCAACTAAAGCATGGTACGAGTCTGTTGGAGGGCAGGCTTGTATCATCTCTGGTGTGGGTACATTGAGAAACATACATAGACATAAGGATTGGGTTCTTAAGAATGATCCATCAATAGAGTTTCCTTATGGTGATCTTAAAGATCATTACTACCAGTTCATTCTTGTGAACAAGGCAGGACTACTACGTTATGAAGGTACACCTTATCCCATAGAGTATGGGGTAAATGTCTGTGCCTTTGGAGATGGGTGCGACTTTGCTTATGGTGCATTGTCTATGGGTGCTAGTGCAGTGGAGGCAGTAAGAGTAGCTATAAATTGTAGTCCTAAATGTGGGGGTAATATAGAATCATTTTCGTTGGTAAAAGGAGAACATAATGAAACGAAACAAGTATGATCTTAAGCAATTAGGAGATGTAATAAAACAAGTGGAGGAGTTGGTAAGTGTATCAAGAGCAAAGACACATGGTGATGCATCTGAAACACATGATTGTGTAGCATGTATTGTGAACGTGTTGCTGAGAAAAAAGTTATCTGATCTCTTGAATGCCGAAGATATTTATGTAATCCTAATAGCTCTTAAACTTGTGAGGGATAGCCAGAACCCAGACAATATAGACAATGCCATTGATACTAGTGGGTATAGTGTATTGTGGACACAAGAGAAAGCTAAGAGGGGAGGACTATGAATATAGTAACTATTGATTTTGAAACTTATTACGATAAGACATACTCATTATCTAAGATGACTACCGAATCTTATATACGTGATGAAAGGTTTGAAGTCATAGGTGTAGCAGTTAAGATGGGAGATGAACCAACTGTATGGTATGCAGGTAGTGATGTGGGGGGATTCCTCAAAGGACTAGACTACACCGACACTGCTATACTCTGTCACAATACTATGTTTGATGGTGCGATATTGTCGTGGCTATATAATATAAAGCCAAAGTTTTGGTTTGACACTATGCTTATGACAAGACCTTTGGTTGGACAGACTGTTGGGGGTTCTCTCAAAAATCTTGCGACACACTATAATATAGGTGTGAAAGGTGACGAAGTTTTCCAAACTCTGGGGAAGCGAAGAGCGACATTCACACCACAAGAGCTTGACAGATTTGGCAATTATGCAATTAATGATGTTGATCTAACGTATGAACTATTCAATAAAGTTAAAAAAGATTTCCCAGTAACTGAGTTGATGGTGATAGATCAGACCATTCGTATGTACACTGAGCCTACTGTTGAGTTAGATAGATGTACTCTTGAGTCTCACCTGGACAAAGTCAAGACAAACAAAGCACAACTTCTTGACACAATAAATTCGGCAGGTGTAGATCCAGATTTGTTGAAGAGACTACTGATGAGTA